ACTTGACAAATTCTAAAAACCCTGTAGAATACCTTTGTGGAGGTTGATTAACCATGGCTATTACTAAAACTGAATTCATTTGTGTACGTCCAAAGACTAGTAAAGCGAAGAATCGTTTTGCTAATCAAATGGATCTTCTACACTCTTGTCGCGTAGAGAAGAGAAAAGATGGTAGAATGTTTCTTGCATCCATCAGTGGTAAATACTTCTTTTGGATGAATGAATCCGCAGACGACCATTGGGAGATTATTAAATGAAAGATCAGAACAACATTGAAGACAATGAAAGTAAACAAGAGAAATGGAATCGTGGACTTGATATTTTTATTGAGTCTGTAATCAAACCAGATCCAGCACTTCGTCAATGTGCTCACAATCAACGGTGTTATCATGAACTTATGGATCTTCGTCAGGATGTTCTTGAGTATCTTAAATCTAAGCGTTGGAATTGATGATTTGGTCATGTATTCTTGAACCTGACTTCAATATGAATTTTCCATATGAAACATTTCCGTGGAGATTGGAGGTAAATAAAGATTGTCACAATGTAAAGGGTATTGCTTTGACAGTGTGCCATTTTGAGTGTGAGGAACACTTGCAAAAATACCTGGATAGATATAAACTGAGACCTAAAGATTACAAGGTATCTAATCGTGACGGCAAATCCTTTAAGTCCAGTAAAAAACACAAGACAAACTTACCGAAAAGATCTGGAAGCGGTGATAACCGAAGTACAGGTACAGTTCGCAAAAGAAAATCCAGCTTGGATTCCATTGGAAACACTGCTAGCAATGCAAGAGGTAAATTGTGAGTAAAAAATCAAAGAAGAACTCCAAAGGTGATACTTGGGAGTGGGAAGAAACACCTGAAATGAGTGAAGCAGTAAAACGATTGCACAAAACTATTTGTGAACTTGAAAAGAAAGCACCTGATTATGGAGTAGGTAAATGAAACCAATTACATTGAACGAATACATCGACGCTGGTGAAGATTTCTTCCCCAAGTATTATTATGTCGCAGGAGAGCTGGGTGAAGGTGCTAAAGCAGAGGACATTCTTAAAGTGATGGAATCTCTAGCTGGTGTTGCTATGAAGAAACGTGATGAAAATGGTGCTGGACCGTGGGGATTCTTAAAAGAGAATCTTGAAGAGGAGAAAAAAATTGCTGAAACAGATACAGCAACGGGTATTTTTGAGTATCCATATGTATCTGATCCCTGTGAGTGTGAAAAGTATCGTCAAGTTGGCGTGAAAGAAAATGGTGTGTGGAAATGCTATGACATTTGATACAAACCGAACAAGAAGACAGACTGCATAAAAATAAATAGTTACATACTGTAAAAGTGTGCAATTATGGAGGAAAAAACAACTAAAAAAGCAGCGAAAAAAATCATTAAGTTATCTAAAAAACACCCCAACTGGTACACACCGGAAGAGGTTAGTTATGTTAAGATGATTAAAAAACGTTTGGAAAAGAAATGATTAGTGACGCAACTCCACAGGATTGGGAAGATTTTTGGTATGCCCCTGAAAAGTTTGGTACATGGTATCCTGAAGACATTTTAAGCAATCCCGAAGACAATCTTAAATCTATAAGTAATTGTGAAGTGACATGTTAGCATGTCATCACATTTAGGAGATTGCCGATGACTCTACCCAAAGATAAAAAACTTAAACATGAACACATTGAATCAATGAAACTTGCGGTAGAAGAGGCAGATATTCGATCAATTCATCCAGATAAAATGGAAGAATTTGCTGAATATCTTGTCCAAAAAGCAAGAACACAAGAGTAAATGTCAAATTCTTTATTTGCCTACATACCTTTGTATGGTTTGTAAGGGAAGCTTCGAGAATCTATAGGACAATCATTAAAGTGTCACAGGGGATCTTGACGGATCCCCTTTTTTAGTATAAATTATTAGTAGTTAAATGAAACCGATGAAACTACTAGCAGCATTGTTGCTGATTGGTGTAACCTCTGCTCCTGCACTTGCGGGTGGTCCTAGAACAGGATATAGATCTAGGGGTGGTTATGCTGAGCAAGAAAAATGTTTCCGTAGAGAGTATCGAGAAGAATATATTCCAGGCACTATGAAGAACCCTGGTTATGTGAGATCATATAAGAAAAAAGTGAGAGTTCCTTGTGAAAGACCAAGTTTCATGCCTCAAACTACTCCTAATTCTTTCCCTAGATACGAAGACCCACACCCCCAAATGGGTCGTGTGGATGACAATTCCTGTGCAGAAGGAACTGTAGCTGGTGGACTTTTAGGTGGTGCATTGGGCGGAGTTCTTTCTAAGAAAGAGAACTGGATCTGGGCAATCCCCACGGGCATCGTTGGTGGAGCTATGGTAGGGTGCCAGGTGGACGGTGGTTGAAGTGTCCACTTTTGACACCATCCACTCCGATCTCATGTATATTAAGAGAGTCAAAGGAAAACCACTCATGGCAACCCGCTCACGCATCGGCATCGAACTTAAAGACGGTTCTGTTCTCTCTGCTTATCACCACTGGGATGGTTATCCGCAGTGGTTGGGTCGTATCCTGAATACACAATACAAAACCCGTGAAGAGGCAGCAGAACTGATTGATGGTGGTGATATGTCATCTTGCTGGGCAGATGAGATCTGGGGCAAGAAACTTCCTCAGGGTGAGTATGCTCCTGAGTATTACTCTGCTCGCGGTGAGAATTGCCCTCCTCGCTATGATGAAACCCGTGAAGAGTTTCTGTCTGATGGTGAAGAATACTCTTACATCTTCACCAGTGCTGGTTGGGTATGTTATGATATGAATGAGTTTAATGACAACGATCCTGAAATCGTTGAGATTCCCTCTGGAGCACTTGCCGTATGAAAAACGAACTTGAAGCACAACAAATCGCCCAAGAGTTCTGGGCGATGATTGAATCTGAAGCAGCAGCACTTGAGGTCACTGTTGATTACTATCTTGAAGAATTTTACTGTTCATGATACAATCTGAGAGTAATTCGTCAGAGAAAATGACCAAGTTTTTCTACATCGTTGACCACTATGTTCCATTTCCTACAAGTGAATATGGAGGTATTTGGAATGTGATTGCCGAGAACAATGATGAGTGTTTTGATCTCATCACTGCTGCAGATGATGGAGATTTTTATAGTCAATACTATGGAAATCTTCGTGAAAATATCCTGAACTCGCGTACTTATGCACTTGCAGAGGATCTTGAGTCTAAAATTGTTGAGGAATTTATTACATGAGTGAAGAATCTGTGATGTATCCTAGTGATATGCTAGGACAACTTGCCATCGCACTTGAAAAAATGGGATGGGAGCAAGGTGATAACGTCGCCGTGGAGATTGCGGGCACTTCAGTCTACGAAATTGATGGTGCTGGCACTAAGTGGGCACCAGTAAAAGGCACCCGAAAGTATAATAAAGATGCGTTCATTGTTATCAAAAACCTTGACCGTAATCCTGTTGTATCATCTCAACCAAACCCAGACCTGAAGGCTCATCATGCAACCTGATATGATAGTTTCTTGGGATCAGCATCTCAAGAATGAAAATGTATGGAAAGCAAATGTAGAACTTGCCATGCAAGGTGGTGACACTGACGAACAACTGTTTTATAGTGTGGATGTTTATGTAGTGGCACCTACACAAGCACTTGCACAATATATTGTTGCTACGATGTATCCAGACTATGAATCAATCTGTGTTGATGATGAACCAACTCGAACTGCCCCCTGATTTTATTCATGAATCTCCAAAAGGTTATTCCTATGAAGTACGACAATATAAATGCAACATTATTTCTATTTGGTTGTGCCATCATAACCAATACAATTACAACGATAATGATCCTGTTGCAACTATTTGGGGATTCTGGGACACCAAAAAGCAATGCTACTATGCCCCTATTAACTCCACCAAGCACGGAAATCAGGTAGACATTAAGGATACTCGCAACTATACTGCTATGCAGTTAAACCTTAATCCTTTAATGGCAGCTTTCTCATGAAATATATTCCCAGACTGAATGATTATGTTTCCTGGCGTAATGTTGAGGGATGGGTGTATTATGTCGATGAAGATCACCTCACGATTGAGATTAGTGTCAGACCAAAAGGAGATGATTTAGTTCCTCGTCATAAAAATTATCACTGTTTAATTGTAGTTCAGGATTATCAATATGATGAACTTGTTTATGTAAACAGTAGAAGATATTCAAATGCATCAAATCTGGACGACATGGAAATATACATTAGAAAGTTTTAATATGTACCAAGTCAATTACATGAAACCAAAGAAGAAAGGTTATGCAAAACAAAAAGCAACCTTTCTTAAAATTGAAGATGCTGTATTCTGGGAGGAGCATGTAAAGAAAAACTTAGGAGCAGTGGACACTCAGATTACTGTCCACTAATCTCCCACAGACCATCAATCCCGTGTATATTAAGAGAGTCAAACAAATGAGTGACATGAGTTACACTTTTGAACAATTTGAGCAAGACAAGGAAACACTTTTGAACTTGATTGCTGACTGTCAGGAACTTGAAATGAGAGAAAATTCTGATGAGTATTTCATCAAGTGTGACGAATTTGCCCAAGATAAGTACACTGTCTGATATGAATTTCCCTACCTCAACTGTCAACGTCCTGCCACATCTTCAAGAGCTTCGTGATAAGTGGCGAGAGCAAGATTTCCACTTCACTAAAGAACAGCAGGAAGAATACGATCTGTTGTTGCAAGCACGAAAAGAACGAGTTAAGTTCTTTTATGAAAGCAAACGTGTGCAGGTTGGTCCTAAAGTGATTAAAAAGGTTGAAGAGGTACAAGAAGACCAAGACAGTTAATTAAGTGGCACAGAGGCGCTTCTAGGAGGGTCTCTGTGCTTTATACTATTGACATCAACACAACGAACATGCTCACCCTTCGTCCACATCAACAGCGTATCATTGATCGTATGCTTGCATATAACAAGGGTCAGATCATCGTGCCTACTGGTGGTGGTAAAACTTTGACCATGATTGTTGATACTCAGCGCCGCCATGATGTTATCAACAATGGCACTACCACGGTTGTTGTTGCTCCCCGCATTTTGCTGGCAGAACAACTGTGCTCTGAGTTCTTGGAGGTCATTGATACTGCCAACACTCACATTATGCACGTTCATAGTGGTGAGACCCATCACTTCAGCAGCACCAAAGCAGAAAAGATTCATCTGTTTGCTACCACTGCAAGAACTGCGGGTGAGAATGTTATCATCTTCACCTCTTACAACTCTCTTCAGCGTATCGTTGATGCTGATATTGAGGTGAATACTATTTACTTTGACGAGGCACATAACAGCGTCAAGCGTAACTTTTATCCTGCTACTGAGTTCTTTGCAGAGAACGCAGATCGTTGCTATTTCTATACAGCAACTCCCAAACATTCTCTCACAGTGAAGAAACCAGGCATGAATTGGGGTCATGTTTATGGTCAAGTTCTGGTCAATGTTCCTGCTCCTGAGTTGGTTGAAGGTGGTTACATTCTTCCTCCCAAAGTTGTAGTGAAGCAACTGCCTTTGGTGAAAGGTCGTAAGGTCATGTATGCTGAAGATGCTGACAATCTGCTGGAAACGATTGATGACAATAACATCGACAAGACTCTGATTTGTGCTCGTACTACGAAACAGATTGTTGGTCTTCTGTCTCAGTCTGACTTCTGCACTGAGTTGTATCAGCGTGGATATTCTTGGATGACGATTACATCTAAGACTGGTGCAATCATCGACGGCAAGAAAGTCAACCGCGAAGAGTTCTTTAACACACTTAACACTTGGGGCAAAGATCCTGAGAAAAAGTTTGTTGTCATTCACCACTCTATTCTGTCTGAGGGTATCAACGTGAGTGGTCTTGAAGCTGTTATTTTCATGCGGAACATGGATTACATCGGCATCAGTCAATCTATCGGTCGTGTGATTCGTTTGGGTGGATCTGAGAAGACATTTGGTTTAGTTTGCATCCCAACTTATGACTCTGTAGGTATCAGCACTGCCCGCAAAGTTCAGGCAGTTGTAGATGTTGTGTTTAATCAAGGTCAACCTGCCATCTCAGAGATCAGACGGTAGACAGTTGGTCAAACCGTCCACCATTCCCCCATGGGGGGTGGTTTTCGTGTATATTAAAAGAGTCAAAGGAACGCGCCACCATGTTTGTTACCGAAGACCTTAAATCTGCTGTTGCTGAAGCACAACAATTTGAGAAGAATGAGACTTACACTGAGTCTATGTGTCTCAAACCCACCAAAGGTGGTGTGGGTGTGAAGACTTTTGAGAAAGCAATGGAGGCAACTAAAGAATACATGACTGAGGAGGATATTGCCTTCTATCGTGAGTTCTTCACCAAGTATTCTGCTCCTAAGTGTGTGCTTCCTAAGGGTCATTTTGGTCCCTGTTCTTGTTCTTATGGCAAGTTCTTCGCTGACAAGTTTGCCAAGAAGATTAAAGACTGTGACACCACACCTGGCGATGATGATATTCTCTTTAAGAATCGCGCACGTCGCATCTTTCCGTTGCAAGTAAACAAGAAGCAATATACAATTCTGAACGATCTGCATAAGTGGAAAGCATCTAACATTAAGATGAAAGCAGGCATCCCCACTGAATTTGGGGGCACTAATTTCACTATTGCCACCGCACATTTCGACTTCGCAGCTATCCTGATGCTGCAAAAAGGCATTGAGCATAAACTCCCTGAAGATATTGAATATAAATTGTTGGATCGTGCTCAGCATATTGTAGAGGAGTTTGAGTCACAAGGTATTGACATTGTTGATGAGAATGGACAACTTATCTGCCCTGTGCTAGGATGTACTATTGAACCCGAATGGTACGAGACCGATGATAAGAATCCTAATCAGGTTCAGTTCGGTCACGTTGAACCGATTCGCTCTGATAAGTATATGACTCGCGGTGGTAATGTTGTACCTATCACTCGCAATGGTAACTTGATGCAATCTGACAAATCTATTCAGCAAACTTATGCAGACCAAGAAGCAGCAGTTAAACGTCGTCAAGCACGGAGATTGTCTCGCTGAGTTACAGAAACTAGATGATAAATGTGCTGATCTAATTCTCATTGATCCTCCCTATAATATCGGGAAGGATGAATGGGATGACTTTGGAATCACCAAGAAAGGGTATCAACCAAAACCCTATTCTGGTGAATCCTACTATGATTGGATGGAAGAAGTTTTCATCCAGTTGAATCGTGTGATGAAAGATTCTGGATCATTCTGGTTCTTTCACAACGATTTTATGATGATGGCAGAACTGAATCGACGCATCACATCTGCCACTGATTTAGAATATAAGAACTTTATTGTATGGAATAAGTTGTTCCCTGGATGCAAACAAGAGGGATTCTTGAATGGATTCGTGCAAGTAGAAGGACTCAACAATTTCCAAAAGATGGCAGAGTATATGTTATTCTATACTCGTAAAGATCTGCATCTTAAGTTGAAAGAGCGTAGACTTGAAAGAGGTATCAAGTCTCTGGATATTAGCAGGGAGATACTCAGTAAGAATGGAAATGTAACTGGTTGGTATAGTAACATAGAGACAGGAAAAAACTATCCTACGAGTGAAACAATCAAACCAATTACGAAGCACCTGGGCTTTACGATGGACGATCTTGTGCCAAAGTTTTACAATCAACGGACACACCACTCAGTATGGCAATACGACTTCGATTCTAAGAAAATGGGACATTTAACGCCCAAACCTATCGAATTGTTATCAACAATCATAAAACACTGCACCGAACCTGGGGATCTGGTGCTAGACTGCTTCGGCGGCAGTGGTAGCACAGCAATTTCAGCAATTAACACACAGCGGGACTATTTGTTGATTGAAAGAGAACAAAAGTACGTGGATATTGCCCTTGAGCGTATAAAAAACCATGTGCCACCTGTCAAACCGTCCACAATCGCTTGCAATCCACTGATCGATGCGCTATCTTAAGAACATGAAAAACACACACCTCCAACACCCCGAAGATTCTATCCTTTCGGGTGATCTCTCTGTTCTAGATTGGTTCCTC